ATTAGGCCTACTAACGTGGGAGAAGATGGGAATTATGTGGGATCGTTTAGTTGGTAGCATACAACAAGCTATTGGCTATGCTGTACAGTTCAGTAAGTTAAGTTTCCCAGATGTAGGCGAAACCCTTTTAAAAGGCTCTGCCACTAACTTCGCAGGACTTTTAGATACAGCAAACAGTATATTTGGAGGTGATTCTGATATAAAGGGGTCAGTAAAGGATTGGATAGGGGAATCTCCAATCCAAGAAGCGTTAAAACCCTTAGAACTAAGAGGCCAACAGGCGGCTAATAGGATAGTAGGGGGAGCTACAGTGACCAACCATTATAATATTAATGGTGATCCAGAAGTGATACAGACTTCAATTAGAGAAGCTATGGATAAGTATGTTCCAGATTACTTACAGACTGTTTATTCAGGAGGCGGTTAATGTCTATATTCTACTTAGAAGTAGATGGTGATTTTTATGCTATGAATGCTACTACCAGTATATCTAGAAACTCCGATGGCTCTTTATCTAATTCCTTAGTAGAGGATGGTAATTATAGTTCTGATAACTATATAACTAGACCTGTAGTTCTATCCTTCTCTGGAATGATTACAGATATATCTACTTTCGGAGGTAGTGATCCTAATAAAAAAAGTATTAATAAGTTTGATAAGAAACCTAAAGAGTATTTAGATAGCTTAAAACTTGCACAGATAAATAAATCCCCTATTACCGTACATTATAGTGATATACAATCTCCTGATACTAATTGTTACTTTACATCTTTTAATCACAAACAAGATAATATCACAGGTAGAGCTGGAGAGGGGTTAAATGCCTTTAAGGTTAACTTTACTTTGCAGAAGGTAAGGTTTGCTGCTGGGGCAAAGGCTGTAGCTAGACCTAGTTCAGTAGTATCTGGAAGTGTAACTACTAAGGCTAAGAAATCAAGTTCTACAAGTAAGGTCACAGAAGCACAAAGTTTAACTTGGACTGAAAAGAGTGTTATCACTTTTGCTTTAGCAAGAGAACGTGAAAATAACCTTGCCCAATAGGAAACAGAATAATGGCAGTAGAAATACCAATACCAGAAGCTACCCTTTCTGAAATAAATGTTACATTAGGTGGTATATCTTATGACATCATCTTTAGGGAAAATAGCAGAGATGATCGTTTATACTTTGATATATACACAGAAGATATTTTAGTAAAAGGTGGTGTCAAGGTAATGGAAAACCAATCTTTACTTTACAGGTACTTACTAGATGGATTCCCCAGTGGGGATATTCTCTGTCTAAGTAGAAGTGGAGACAGTGAAGGTATAGCTACATTATCTAACACAGGTCTAGGTAAAGCTTATGGTTTATTTTACTTAACCAATGAAGAACTAGGTGTGGAATAGTAATGACTTATGAAGTGTTTGATAGAAGATACTCTTTGATTATAGGACGGCCTTCTAAGACCATAGTACAAAGCATCCCCACCAGTATAGCTAAAAGGGCTGTAACTACACCTCAACTTTTATCAGCTACAGAAGTACCTTATGCAGATGGTTCTACTATCCCTAGATACCTAGCAGCTACTAATCTTATTAATAACTCATTAGGAGATATATCTAAGGGCGTTAGAGTTGATTATAGAACTATACCGGATCAGTTTATAGAGATAAGAGATTTGAGCATGAAAGCTAAAATCTCTTATAAAAAATCTGGAGCTAAAGGTGGTAATCAGTTCTCAACTATAGCCTTAGATAATCTTTCAGAAGAGACTAAGAATAGTATTAGAGTCAATGATCTCATATTCCTTAGGGCTGGGTATAGAATAGATATGGGTAACAATAATGTAGATTATAATGACCTCCCTTTAATACTATCAGCACAGATAACTAAAGTAGAGACAAAGAGAGATGGTAATAGTGGAACTACAACTACACATATAGTGTGTGGAGATAATGTACTCCCTAAGAAGAATATTAAAATATCTAAATCATGGCCTCCCAACACAGTTAAGAAGAAAGTATTAGATGATGTGTTAGCTGTAGCCCAGTCTAACTTTATCCCTATAGGTAAGGTACAAGGAGAGTTAGAAGCTTTCTTTAGTCCTCTACAAGAGACATATCCTAATGGTTATAGCATTGCTGGTAATCTATTTGAAGAGATACAGAAGTTTTGTGATAGTGTAGATTATAAATTCTATACTGTACTAGGTAAGATGTATGTCGAACCTAAAGGCTCTGCTAAGACTTATGAAACTTTCTTACTAGAGCCTACCACACTAAAAGAACCTATACAATTACATTCAGACTCTTCTAATAAGAAATCAGGAGAGAAGGGTAGTAACTCTGGCATAGTAGCTAAGTTATTCCTTAATGGCAGAATACTAACCAACATGGCAGTAGATATAAGATATGGTAATACTGATTGGTGGGGTACATACCCTATAGAAAGTATTACACATGATTTAGATTTCGAGGGTAATACTTGGAATACTACTGTAAAAACAGTGGCACTTTAATTATGACAGATAAGACATTTACAGATACAGTAACATCTCTTATAAAAGAGTTTGTCTATAGTAATATTAATCTAAGTGTACCAGCTAGAGTAGTAAATGTCAATGATTATTCAACTAATCAGATGATAGATGTACAACCACTTATTAACTACTTTGATGAAGATGGAGAAGCCATAGAGTTCCCTGTTATATATAATGTAGTAGTTTGCTTACAAGAGGGTGGAGGAGCTTTAATCTCTCTTCCTGTGAAAGTAGGTGATAAGGTTAAGTTAGAATTTAGTAAACAAGGTTTAGATACCTACCTCAGTAGTAATGGTACAGAACCTCTTACACCTGATGATAAACGTAAGTTCGCTGTAACAGATTGTTTCGCTACATTAGGATGTCCCACCATATCTACCAATCTACATCCTAACCCTACAGATGTAGAGATTAAGTTTGCTGGTAGTAGTTGGAAAATGAAACCTACAGGTAGTGTTAGTTTAGACGTAGCTACAGATTATAATGTAACAGTAGGTGGTAATACATCAATTACATCTACAGGTGATCTTACTCTTACAGCAGCGAATGTTAATATAAACACTTAGGATAACTTATGAAAGGTGTAGGTAGAGTAGGAGTAGACAGTGCTGGTGGTACTATAATAGGTGCATTAGCTTCTAATGTAATAGTCAATGGCTCACCTGTAGTATTAGTAGGTGCTGCTATAACTGGACATGGAGACGGAGTACACGCATCTCCTACAATGGCAGAAGGTAGCTCCACAGTGTTTGTAAATGGTATAGCAGTTTGTAGAGCTGGAGATGCAGCAACTTGTGGTCACACATTAAGTGTAGGATCAGATAATATATTTATAGGTGACTAATGGCAGTAGATTATTTATTAGGTGATGATGGTGATATAGTTATAGTTAATGGCTCGCCACAGTACACAGATACAATAGAACAGTCCAGTAAACAGCAAACTCTTATTAGCCTATCCACATACAAAGGTGAATGGGATTTTAATATTTTAGCTGGAATACCTTGGATAAAAAATGAGAATAATAATGTTTCTGTTTTAGGTAAAGGTACTAAGCAATTACTAGACTCATTAGTACAGCAAGATATCTTAGATAGAGAGAATATAGTAAGAATAGTAGAGTATGAATCTATCTTAGATACACCTACTAGAAAACTATCCTTATCTTTTATAGCAGAAACTAAAGATGGAAGTACTATCACCTTAAATGATAGTCTAGCCTTATAATTAAGTTGGAGGGGAAATGGCAGAATTAACAGCCGAAGGATTAGTAATAAGAAGACAGCCAGAAGTACTTGAGGATATGTTGTCTTCTTACCAAGAGTTAGTAGATCCGAACCTAGCCATTAGAGATGATGAGAAGTTTGGACAAGATGCTAACATTCTAGCTACAACAATAAGTAGATTAGAAGAAGGATTAGAGGTTGTAGTTAATTCTCAAAACCCTCTTAAAGCAGAAGGTACAAGTTTAGATGATATAGGTGTATTACTTAATGTTCCTAGACAGCCCTCAGCTAAGTCCTTTACATCTACACAGAGATTTACACAACAAAATGGCTTCATATTAAATACTGGAGCTATTCTAGAAAACCCTAATACATTAGATAGGTTTGTAACTACTTCCAATCTTACTATTACAACTAATGCTTGTGTAAAAGTAGAGTATTCTATTAACACAGTACTAGATTCTACATTATATAGAATTAATATTAATGATACAGCTTATACATTTACAAGCGATGGTAGTGCTACAGCCTTAGAGATAATCACTGGATTGAAAGCATCTATTGATGCAACAAGTCCTACTGTATTTACAGCTACATTAGATACAGATAACACTTACTTAGTAATTGAGGGTGTTAATAATCAAGTATTGAAAGTATCTACATTAGCTTATATGTCAACACATAATGTTACATCTATTGGTTATGTAGAAGCACAAGTTTCTGGTTCTATTGATGCTCCATCTAATAGTATCACTAGAATGGTTACAAACTCTAATGTAACAACTACCAACCCTTTAGCTTACACTACAGGCAGAGATAGAGAGTCAGATGAACTCTATAGAGCAAGAATGCTCACTTCTCAAGGCACAGGTGGTAAGGCTACAGTAGAAGCTATCCAAGATGATGTTACAGTTACATTAGGTGTTACAGTAGCTAAGGTAGTAGAGAATGATACAACTGCTACAGATGGTGAAGGAAGGCCTGCACATAGTTTTGAGACTATCGTACAAGGAGGTACTGATCTAGACGTAGCTACAGCAGTAAGGGTAGCTAAACCTGCTGGTATTCAATCTTATGGTAATACAGGTGTAGTAACTACTAATAAGTATGGGGATCAAAAGACTATATATATTACTAGACCTCCCACTATCAATTTAGCATTCAAGATTGAATACACAGAGCATACAGAAACAGATTTTCCTACAGATGGTGTTGACTTAATTAAAGCATCTATTGTAGAGAGTACAGATCAGTTATCTCTAGGACAAGATGTAATACCTATTAATTACTTTGGTGGTATTATTACAGCAGTAGGTTCATTAGAAGCTCTCATAGTTAGTGTACAACAAATAACTAACCAAGGGGATATACCTAATCCTGTCAATTGGCAGACAACTAAGTTATCTATTGCAGATACAGAATATGCTAGGACTATACTCTCAGATATAACTGT